AGTGTCCTATCAGCTTGCGTAAGGATCTTGCCCATCCTTCTTTACTGTCTTGTACCTGTATACATGTATCAACATGATCTAGCTTCTGTGGTATCTCTGGTAATTGGTCTACGTATTGTCTCTCGACAGAGAAGCCTACACCTGTACCACATAATAATATATACATAGCTTCATCAAAAGCTTTTGGATCATCAACAGGAAGATAGCTACAGTTGTATCCTGCTGTGTTGTCTCTCTCCAAAGCAGAACCTGCTGTCATCAATGCTCTCATGGATGGCATAACTTCTAGTTTAGTTATAGCATCTTTTATCTGCATCAAAGGGAGATGTCCCTTAACTTTCTGTGACATATAGGATACATATCTATCTACAGTTTCTTCCCATGTTTCTCTTCTATTCTCTTCGTCTATCCACCTAGCGTATCTAGATATTGCAATAAATTTTTGATAATCATTCATATTAGTTCTCCATTGTTATTCGTATATTTTTAATTTTTAGTCCATCAATATCATAGATAAACTCTTCTAACGCTTGTTGTATCTCTTCACTAGGATCACCGTCAGCAGGTATAGGGTAATCATCTTTATCAATATTAAGAGTGATGTAGATCTTAACAACCATTTCCAATCTCTGATAGTAAATCTAACTGATCACAACTGCCTTTCTTTTTAACCTCAATCAGACGAGTAAGATACCACTGTGCTTTCTCAAGATCTTGTATACCATTCTTGTATCGGTATCTCCAAAGATATTTAATAATATTACCCTGCAAATAATATTCATATCCTTCACCTGTGGCTGACTGAATAGCTTCAATACACTCCACACCATATTTGTTATAATGTGGTGGACTATTCACCATATCTTTACCATTACAATTATCTATATCCCATTTTGCCATATCACGCACTCCCATTTAGTTTCTCTTTCATTGATTTAAAGTCTACCGTAATTACATTGTCTTGTCTACCAACAATTTTAGGTTTTGTTTCATCTTCTAGTTCTTTTCTAACAACCTGATAAACTTTCTTTGACCAATCTTCGTCTGTTCTAAGTAAATCAATACTTACAAGACACATTCTTGCAAAGAACATAATATCATTGAAATCTCTATCAGATAGTGGATTTTTTAATGAGTCTATAACCTGTAGATGTACATCTCCTGTCCAATTATTCTGGTGATCAAGTATAGGTTTCACCCGAATGATTATATCCTGATCATCTAATTTTAGATGCAAGTCTTTAAATCCGTTCTGTGTCATTTATATCTCCTTATAATTTTTTTACCTGAGAACTTTATGAACTCAGGGTGTGATTTCTTTTTACGTTCTTTCAACCAACCCTCTGGTATAATCCTGTCATGATATTTAAAGTCGTTCTTCTCACACCACATACCATAGGTAGTCTTAGAACCCTTTTGTAATTTTCTTCTACTACTTGTAAACACAAAACGTATGTCTAGCTTGGGGTGCTGTTGTTGTATACACATATGCTTTCGCCTATCTGCTACTGTAAACAATCCCTTTGTTTCTATTATTATACCATTAGGTAGCACAAAGTCAGGTGTGTACTGTCTGTAAGCTAAGTCTTCCCACTCTATCTTGATGCCCTCGTAGATATATTTTATCTTTAGTTCATCAAGAAACTCTGAGAGCTTAACCTCAAGCCCGCTACGATAGCCTAACTTACGTGCTACCTGATACTGTTTAGAGGTGTATAACACCTACCATTTGTACCAGAGAGTAAACGGACTCTCTAGCTCTTTACCATACAAAGCCTTATGCTCTGCAAGAAAAACTTCTCTTGCTGCGTTGTATGACGCATACTTCTTTTCATGGTATGCCTTTTTCATTTCGGCTAACTTCTTTTGAGCCATCTCAATTTGTTCACCCATTTCCTCTAATGTTGGTTCTTTTTCTGTCATATAAGTTTCTCCTTTCTTATCTCGACATACGAAACAATCTTTGGATCTCTTGCCTGTGATACCAGTGAGGGTATCTCCTGCAAGGTTGACCAACAAGCTCGTCTGTATCTACAGAAAGAACACGTCTTGCTGAGAACTTTATTGCCTGTTGGCTTACCTCTGAATGTTTCTTCTACTGGTTCAAAACATCTCTTAAACTCGTTACTCTCAACTACATCTAAGTTAGAAGATAGTTTATCTATCTCCTTTGTCAAGTCCAAACCGTCAGCAGGTACATATTTAAAGTTACCATTAGCTTTATTTATGACCCACCATCCACCTGCCCTTTTGTTAAGAGCCTGTGCATACCCTGCTAACTGTCCTACATATCCAAATGCATCACCGTCAGCAAGTGTATCAAACGATTGGAACTTATTCCTGTATGACCAATCTGATGCAGACTTTATATCATCCACAGCATCGTCAATAACTATGTCATATGTACCCTCAATCTTAGAATCAATCTTGAGTTCCATACTCACTTTTTTAGAGTCATCATAAGCTATACCTGCCTGTCTAAGCAGACCTTTGAACACAGCTTCTACAATATCTCCTAACATCATGTTCATCACAAAGTTATTAGGAAAAGGTAGAGCTTTCTCAGGTTCGTTCTTATCAAACCAAAGCTGACAAGTAGGTTTGCCTATATTAGACATCCGTAGTCTAAACTCTTTCCTGTTATTCTGTGAACCAAACTGACGGTGTAAGGCTTCTTTAATGTCTTCAGCAATCTTATCGATGTTTGCGTCAGACAGCACCTTCTCACCGTCAGTGGCTTGATCCAAGAACCGATGCAGTGATAGTTCTGCTCTATGGTGCATGGCTACTGAACTTTCTCTTCAGATGTTATGTCAATGAAAGATTCAACAAGCTCCTTGTCCACACTCTCGTTGTTGTGTGCAAACTCGTTATGTTTGCCAATGATCCACTGATTCACACCCTGTATCCAAGACTGAAAGCTAACAAAATGTTCTTCATCGGCAGGAACAATCTTCACCTTGTTAGATACATCTAGAGAAGACTTCGTTACGTAAAAGCTATTACCATTTGGTAGCTTTCTCTCGCTAGTTTCTACTTTAGTAAAAAACTCTAGAGGTTTTACACCAAGCTGTGAAGCTTTAGCCACTACAGCGTCAACGTCCTTCGATGACTCTACGTTCTGCACGTCCCAAACAAAAGGAACTATACCAAGATCAGCGTCCACAAGATCATTACCCTCTTGCTTCAACGCACCGTCAAAGTTTGCAAGACCAAGTACAACTCTAACCTCTTTAACAGATCTGATTAGAGCCTTCCTGTTGTCAGGTAAAGCATCAAAGTCTTCCTTCGCCATGAAACCAGATGCTCTACCACAGTTATACCCACCATCGGTATCCTTAACATCCATGTCTCTAAGACCCTTGAGACTATCCGTCATTATAGTTCGGACAAAGTTATTCTTAACAGTGTCCCATCTCTTGTACATGAACCGTTGAAAGAACAGTCTGTACTCAAGATTCTCTTTAAAATAAACACCACCTTCATCAGGCATCTCTATTTTAAAAGATCCACCAGAAAGTTTTTCGATATTAACTTTCTTACCTTTGATCTCCTCAGTACCCATGATCGCATTGTTATGTATTTTAAGTCTAGGCAACGTAACTCCAGAGGACTTCTTCTCTGTAGCTTGTGATGTCATCCCCATAGCTTTCGCTATCATTTCAGGGCTATCGTTTAGTGTTACTATATTCATATATTATCTCCTTATAATTGAAAAGTGTTATAGTTATATCATCATACGTCTTTAGTGTCAAGCCAGTTGTTTCCTATTTTTGCATCTAATTTTAGAGGTACATTAAAGTCTATATTCCAACGAGTATCGATGATAGTCTTCATAGAACTATTAATACTATTTACTATATTTAGAACGTCATCTATTTCGTCAGGATGAACATCTATTACTATTGAATCATGCACAGTATTCACTATGCAACTATCCATATTCATGAGCATATTATCTATAGTCATGAGAACTAGTGGTACAATATCTGCCGTAGCAAATGCTTGTACAGGATAATTCTTTATCTGTGTAAAGTGTGACACAGTGCCATTGCCACGTCTTACAACATCAGGGAATGCAAACGATCTACCAGAGGGTATCTTAATACATCCTGTTTCTAGTGCTTCCTTGGCTAGAGTCTTGTGCCACTCTGCTACACCTTTATACTTTGAACTGAACTGCTCGTAGTAGGATGCTTCTGCTTCTGATCTGCCAAAGCCTGTAGCTCCATACAGAGGAGCAAACGTGTGTGCCTTTGCTTCCTGTCTAGACGTAGGCTGTCCTGCATCAGTAATAACCTGTGCAGTGTAGCTGTGTACATCAAAGCCATCCTCTATCTCCTTGATAGCTGTAGCATCCTGTGACAAATAGGCAGCAGTCCTAAACTCTAGCTGTGCAAAGTCAGCTTCAAGTATCTTACCACCTTCCCATCGGGACACAAAGATCTTCTTAACAGGGAACGTACCACCTCTAGGCATGTTCTGCATATTAGGATCTGCACCACTGAACCGTCCTGTCGATGTACGATGCTGTAGTAATCTAACATGTAGCTTTCCATCAGGCTTAGTGTATGTAGATATACCTTCTACAAACGAGGACAGGTATGTCTCTAGTGCAGACAATCTACGCACACGCTTGAGAAACAACTCTGCTTTAGTGTTCTTACTACGCTTGGCAAAGTGTTCTAAAACTTCAAGATTAACCTTATTTGTACTAAACCCATTGGCACTCACCCACTTAGCTGTAGGTGGGCTGAATCTAAGTCCTGCTATCTGATTTGGTCTGTCTTCATACAACCAACCAGACTCGTTGCAGTTAGGACATTTGTTTGGTTTCTTAAACGGTATACCGTTCTTCTTAACCTTAGTAATGTATCCACGTCCTCTGCACATAAGACAGGTCTTAGCTGATACCTTATACAGAACCTCACTGTGTTCGCTGACTGACTTGTTGAAGTCTGCCTTGTTCATGTAGGGTTCAAAGAAGTTACCCCACATAGACTTGTCCTTTGGCTTACGGCTGTAGATAACCCAAGACAATTGCTCTGGGCTGTTAAGATTGATAGGTCTATCTCCCATGAGATCCTGCACCTGCTGTCCTAACTCACGAATAATATCTTGCTTCTCCTTCTCAAACTCTTTTCTAACACCGTCAAGCTTGTCAAGGTCAACCTTAAAGCCACGAGCATATATCTTACATAGACATACAGCAACCATGTTTGTGTGAGTAACAGTGTCGAACAGATCACTATCCCCATTCATGCATCTGTGGTGTATCTTATCGGCAAGACTATACGTAGCTCGTAGATCGTGCAGTAGATAGTCTACTAGCTCGTCATGTGGTATGTCCGACACAGATGTGCCACTCTTAAAATAAGCTTTGAGTGTGTCCTGCTTCTTAGTGTCCAAGTCATATCTCTCTGCACACTGCTCCAATGATAGAGGTTGTTTCTGTCCACGCTGTAGTACATACTCGCCTAGCATAGTATCAAATACAATACCGTCATACTTGAAGCCTGACTCCCACAGCCAGATCAAATCGTGTGCAACA